TTTTTAATTTGTTTTTTATCTTCTAATAGATTTAATATTTTATTTAATTTATTTTCTAATTTATTTACTCTACTTTCAAGTAAAGAATTATCATTTTCTGGCACACCCATCATAGTAACTCTTTGTCCGGATGAAACATTACTTTTTTCTCTTAAATTATATGTTGTCATTTATTCCTTTTATTTTAAAAGGGGGCCGAAGCCCCCATTATTATATTATCTTATGATACGTCAGTATCGTGTTGAGATGCAGATTGTCTGTCATTCTCATCGATTCCTTTAACATCACAAAGTATAGCAAAAACACGGATTTTTCCCGCAGTTGATGCTGCACTTAGAACTAATACATCAAGTGTATCAGCACTTGCTATTATTGGTCTAGCTGTAGCTGTTAAAACACTGTATCCTGTTGCATTAGCATCGCCATCAACAAATGTGTCAACGTCTCCGCCAGTAATTCCTAAATCCAAAGTTACAGAACTAGACAATGCTGTAATAACTTCAATACCTGCGTGTAGGATTAAAGTTTCAGCAGGTATATCTATTACCTGTAATACATCACCAGTTGCTGTTCCTGCTCCTGCCGCAACTTGCGACACGTCTACAGTAACCTCTACTAAATAAGGAACTCTAGTTCCCGGATTCATTCTAGAAGGTACTGAGCCAGTTGTTCCCGGCCCTCTTACGTCATATGTAGGCATAATAAATATTCTCCCTAATCAATCAATAGATGTCTGCATTCAAGTGCATCCGAACGAAGCACTTTTCTACCAAAGACATGAAGTCCTCTTACTATATCAGCAAAAGATTCTTGGTCTCTAACAACTTCTGTTTTTGCAATAGCGTTTGCAGTAGCTGTTGAAGACATATGTCCTGCTAATATTTTATAATAATCAGACGTTGTTGAAGCAGCAAAGTTATTAGTCATGTATAGTTTAAAACCATTAACCATTCCTGCAATAACTTGACCATTTCTTAAAGGTGATGAACCATCACCAGTAATGGAAGCATCCATTAATTTTGATGAAGCGTTTCCAAGTTGTTCATAGAACTCTGGAGATGCTAAAAACCATCTGTTATCAGTTGGTACATCATTTGCATGAAGTATTTTAGCTGAACTTGCTAGAATGTCCATTGGGTCGACTTCGGAAGTTCCGAAACCAGTGTCTGAACCAGAGCCATCACTACCAGTAGTAGTTCCTGCTCCTGCGACCATTGCTGCAATTACGTTTTCATCGTATGAATCTTTTAGAGCATATGCTCCAGAAGAAGTAGCCAAAGCTTCCCAGTTTACATGAGATTGTCTTTCTTCAATATCGTCAACTTTAAAAGCAAATGCATTAGCTTGGTCAACTATTAATTGTAGTTGGTCGTCTGCTAAATTTTGCGTAGCAATTGCTCCACCTCTAGTATAAGCCGCAACTGTAATAGTTGGTTCTTTTACTATGTTGACAGTATCTCCATAATTTTCAATTTCACCTGCATAATCTGTATTGGTAATATCCTCTACAACTGATGCAGTTCTGAAGAACTTTTGGACTTTTTGACTGTATATTACTGGTAGCCAGTTACCTGTTGGTAAACTACTATATCCAGTGGCGTTAGTTATAGCCATGTGTAATCCTCCGTTTTAATTTAAGTTAATTTGTGATTCTACCTTCGGCCCTTGCGAGGTCGATGTCTTTCTCAAACTTAGCAAATTCACTTGGTTTTAATTTTGATATTGCATTTAAAGACCAAACTTTTTTACCTTTAACATCTCTCTCTGAACCTCTATTAGTAGAAGTAACAGATTTAGATGCCTCTTTGGCATTATCCTTTTTAACATCAGATTTCTTTATTCCCTTATCCATTTTATAAAGGTCTATTGCTCTTGACGCTAATTGAGAATTATTAAAATTATCATAAAGCCAACCTTGAATTACATTATCTTGGACAGATGCCCAATCATGAAAATCTTGACTCTCTCTAATTTTATTAAAGTCTGGGTGTAGCTGTAACAATTCTACTTCCGCTTTTTGCTTCGCAACAGTTTGTTGGTCTACTTCAAGCTTAGATAGTTTTTCTGCTAAGGCTTTTCCTTTGTCATCTGCTTCCTTTTGTGCAACTGTTTTAATAACATCATACACATCTGGATATTCTTTTCTCCACTCCTCTAAAGCTTTTTCGTCTTTAGGTGGAATAAAAGTTGCAGAACTCTCTAATTGTTTTTTTAAAGTTAAAACTTGTGATTTATGCTTTGTTAGGGCAGAATCATAATGACGTTTCAAGTCATCATATCGCTTCTTAAAAACTTTATCTTCAGCATTTACAGGGCGTTCTTCTTGTTCTGGAGTAGCCTCTTGAATCTCGTCAGTTCTTTCGGTGTCCGTACTTTGAGCGGTAGCTGTTGCTTCTATATCCGTATCACTTTTATATTTATTGTGATAGGGTCTTTGTTCTAAAAAAGGTTTTTTAGAATTGTCTCCTTCAGTTGTAATGCCTAATTGCTCTACCTCTGCTGAAGTCTCTTCAATTTTATTATCTTCCATTTTATCTCCTTGTGGGTGCTGTTGGAAAGCAGGTCGCCCAGAGTGGGGCTATACTATGCCATAGGTGGTTGTGGTCGAGGGACTAATCCCCCTGCTTCACCACTAGGCTGTATAGGTGGCCTGTTCATCATGCCTTCTCCGCCACTGGCCATCATAGGAGGCTCTGGGTTAGGATTGGGTTCGTCTCCGATAGCAGATTCTAATACATCAATAAATGGATTAATTTCTGCACCGAAAATTTGTATAACTGCTTGTTTAAATTCTGGTGTTAAACTTTGTGCTATTACTTGTTTTTGTTCTGGAGGTAACGACATAGCTTTTTGCTCTAACTGCTGAAGAACATTTTTATTTGCTTGTTCTGGATTTTGTTCCATACCTTGATTTTGTTCTACAGGCATAGACTCGCCACCATCTCCCATAGGAGGGCGTTGTACCATACTTTGATTTTGCATTTGTTGTTCTGCCATGTTATCCTCTTATAAATAAACCTACTATATAACAAATAGGTTCTAATATTGTTCTATATACTCTTCCTTTTAAAGAAAATTCTGTACCATACATTATATGTTTTATATCTTTTGTTCTTTCCTGTGCCATATGCTTACCAATAGAAGTTAAGATACTTGATTTTTGCATACCTTTAACATAAGGTCTAAATAAAAAATGATATCCCTTTTGATGTGTTTCTGACAAATGCTTCTGTTGGAATATGTACCAAAGTTTTATTGTTCTTTGCCAATCATCTAATTGTGTTTGTCTATACATTTCTGTACAGATTATTTTTTTATCTTTTGATGAATTATCACTTCCACTATCATTTCCACCATGTTGATAACCGCCAGATTGTCCGGGTGCTGTTGTTCCCCCTCCTCCACTTCTAGTTTCTGGCTCTGGGTCACTTCCATAAATTTCATCTAAATTATCAGCTACTTCATCTCTAATATCATCTTGTTCTTTTTGTTGATTATCATTATGGTCTTGTTTATCTTGGGAGCCATCTGGTGCTGTGCTACCTACAACATTACCATTATTATCTATTATATTTCTATTCTCCATAACAACTTTGCCAATATATTTTCCATTAGAATCAATCATATTAGAATCTATTTCAAAGTCACCACCTGCTTGGTACAAATCTTTTAAAGTTCCATCTTTATTTGTCATTCTTTTTAAAACATCTGTAGGTATTAATCCACCATTAGCTGATAATTTTGCATCGCTTGCAGTACCACGAGAATATATTTCTCCACCCATTGATACAAATTTACCATCACTTCTATATGCACCAGACCCTTCAATAACTAATACTTGTTCTCCGTTAGTTTGGCTAGCACCTTTATTTTCTCCCAGTATACCAAATAAACTTGTACCGGCACTACCCATAACAGGATTTAATGTTGTTAATTGTATGCCAGAAGTAGTAACATAATTATTTGCTTTATCTTCTTTTATATTCATAAATGCAGGAGAGTTTTTATATTCATTTGCAATAGTTTTATTTTGTGTAATTTTGTAACCAGAGTTAATTAAATCTTCGCCTTTAAGAATTTTTAATCTTCCTTTATCATCCTCTGTTAAAGTTTTAAGAGCAGTATCGTAATCTAAAGATTTACCATCGGAGCCTGTAACATTAATCATTCCACTTTTCAATAATCTCTCTATCTGTGATTTTTCAGAACGAGGCCCCATAAAACCTGCTAATCTAGTAATGCTACCAAGGACAGGTACTCCACCAAGAGCAGAAATCATTTTTGAGTTATCTTTTGTAGCAGTAGGATTTAGTAAATCTCTTAATACTCCTGCTTCTCCAGATTGAGATAAAACTTGAGCATCTGAACGACTATTGTAACCACCCGGCATAACAGAGTATTTCATCTCGCTACGTGTTCTTCGAGATTCTGAAACAGAATTCATTTGGTCTGGTGAGTATGAAACACCTGCTGATTTTTGTACACCTTGAACTGTCTGTGAGTCTTGATAATTTTGTCGTGTCTGTTGGTATCCACCTATACCTGTTGAAGGTGCTACTACAGGTGTTTCTGGTACAGTAGGTTCAACTGGTCGTGTTATCTCTGGTGTATCTACAGGTGCTACAACTGGTGCATCTTTTAAACCACCACTTATATTTTTTGTTCCACCATCTTTAGTCCGTATTCCCGGATAGGTCATCGCAACTAAGGGTGTCATTATCTGTTCTTGCTCCCACTGTTTTGTGGTAGCATTGTATTTCATTTTATAACTAACATTTTGTTTATTATAATTTGTTTTATTGGTAGCTTCTTTTAAAGCTAAACCTGTTACAGTACCTTCGGTTGGACTTGTTTTAAAATCAGTTGCCATTATTTTTTAATTCGCTCCTTGAGCATTAGAAGTTTGCGAAGAGAAGCCAGACTCCCCTGTTTGCGGTACACTTCCAGTTCCGATGTTGCCACCTCCAGTTCCAGTTGGGTCGTTTGGATTTGCTCCTGCAGGAACCCCTCCACCTCCCCCCATAGGGGGTTGCTGACCATTGCCTTGAGTTTGTTGATTTCCATTTGCTGCTCCTATTATTTCTGAGTATATTGCTGCTTTTTCGGGGTCATTAATTAATTGGTCTGGGTCTAAATCCAGAGTTTTTGCTATCTCCCTTAGTACAGCATGATATTTTATAAATGGTGCAATAGTAGGATTTGCTCCAACTTGTAATAATGTCATTAATCTTTGTGAGCGAACTTCTTTCATCATTAGTGATTGTGTTCCCTGTGCACTTACTTCTAAGTCCCCTACAATAGCAGGTACATCAGAATTAAATTGCATATTCCATTGAAATAAAGATTGAGCCAAAGGCTTTAATAAATAATCATCTACGTTTTTAATAACTGTTTTTATATTAAGTGCTGCTGCACCCATTAACATTGACATT